CTTAATACCTTTGGCGATCTCTTTAGCTTCACTCAAATCTCTATAGTCTAAGGGAGCTGACCAAATATGCTTTTTAAAATTAAATGTAAGTTGAAGGCTAGTCATAATCGCGGTCTTTTATCATCTCAAGATAGTGAATTGCTTTCTCAATATCTTTTTTGCCACCGCCACCCTCTTGGTCATGTCGTGATGTGTATTTGATAACATTGCCTTCAGGAAATTTAAGGTTGTTGTAGAGAATATATTTACCTGGTTGTATCGTTAAATTTTTATAATGCTTACTACCTTTATACCAAATATCATCGCGTTCATCTACCGTTTCGTAGAACCTTTTCCACAATTCACCAAAGGTATTAAGATCTTGCTCATCTAAAAGATGTTTATGTTTTTTAAAAAACCTAGATAGTAAATCAGATATTTCTGCTTTCATAATATTCACTTTTTATTTCATTTAATAAATCCAGATAAGTTAATTCATTCTTATCCTCTAAAAACTCAATCGTTAACATCATTCGTATACCATCATAATTTAAGACCATATGTTCTTTTTGATTGTTAAATAAAAATCTAGTCCCAGGATAATACTGCAACTCAGTAACAGTATGCTGTACATCTGCATGGTTTCTGAAAAAAGTATACGATGTATTTGGAGTGGCTATCATAGAATTCACACATACACCTCTGTTTGAATCAGTATGCCAATTATACATAGTGCGGTTTTCCATTTTTAGAACACCCGCTTTGTAAGAATGCCTATCGTGTAACCACTTATAAAAATCATCCCTAAATAAAATTTCATTGGGTATTGGGGTTGCTATAAAATTAAAATAAGGTATCCATTCAGTAGCTGGATTGAATACAATGTTGTGTAGTTCTGGACTGTAGAATTGTCCTACTTTTAGTTCTTCAAAATATGGACTCATTTTTTCTCCTGTAGGTACATAAAATAATCTTTTCCAATAGGATAATTATATTTATAGTCTGTGGATAAAATATGTAAAGTGTTTTTTGCTCTTGTAACTCCTGTGTAATAAACTCTTTTTTCATCAGATTGCTCATCTTTTGTTTTATGTGAAAAGGATGCGGGCCAATTTGTCTTTGAATAAATCAACACATTGTTAGCCTCACCACCTTTTACAGAGTGAATAGTATCAATAATTATCTGAGGTTCTTTATCAATAGTTTTTTGCCCATAGGCTCGAAGTAAACGAATAAAATACTGCGTTTGATTTGGTGTAAAGTTTCTCTTTAAGATAGTCCACCAAGGTCGTGTTTGTTCATAATCTTCTAAATCTAGACCCGCCCATTCTTTTAATTGTTTGAAAGTAAATGTCTGTGTTTCAGGC